TACTACAACTGTTTCATAAGCAAAAGTATCGGGAAACCCGTATCTTTTAACTTGTTTTCTCATGATTCTTACTTTTCTACTTTTCATTTTTCTTTAAAATTTTGTTGCGAAGGTTGGGGTCGAACCAACGATCTCTAGGTTATGAGCCTAGCGAGATACCTCTTCTCTACTGCGCAATATTAAGGTAGGGCTATTACACCCTACCTTTTTTAATTATAAACCAGATACACACTGTAAGTCAATAGATGTATTGAAACGTCTAAGAACTACTTGTCCTGTTTTCAACATGTGCAATGAACTTGCATCTTTATCTGTTGAAACAGTATCGTTACCTTGTAAGCTAGGAGATACTTCATTCATACCTTTTACCATTGCTCTAACCATTCCTCTTCCTTTTTTAGTAACCATTGAGATGTTAGAAACACCATCATAGATTGAACTATCAACGAAAGTCATACGATAAGATTCCAAAGGTAAACCAGTTTTAGGATGGAATAAACCTTTAGAAGCAGGACCATCATCATACAAACGGTTTGTAACAATATTGATAGTGTAACCATCAACGTGTTCGTAAGTATTGAAATATCCACCTAAACGTAATTCTCTACCTTGACCAGATACGAATTTGTTATCAGTTAATTTGATATAGCTTTGAGCTAATAACTCAGACTTCATTGCTTGATCAAATGCATCACGTCCACCTGTACCAGTAAACAAAGTGATTTGCTTGTTTTGAGCATCGCTCATACCGAAGAACACATCACGAATTGTTTGCTTAATTTTTTCAGCAGTTAATTCTGAGTAAGTGTCTTTGTTTTGGATTTGCTCTAATAAACCAGCTCCACGGATGATAGGATTACCTTCTTCATCTCTTTCGTTGATTTGACCAAATTGATCACGGTTTGAAGTTTCATACCAGTAGTTAGATTCGCACTCTCTACGGAATGATAATTGATGTTGCCATTCTTCAGTTGACCACCATAATTGAGTTTCACCACCATTTTTATTTGGTAAAGCGATACCTTTTGCACTACGTTGTTTTACATTACCTTCCCAAGCGTAAGATTTACGGATAGTCGAAACATCTCCCCTTACTTTTTGAGAACTAGTTGTAGTAGACTCTGAACCTCTTGAACCCCAAGATGCAGCAGCGTACCAACCCAATGAATATAAAGCTCCAGCAGCTAATTCAGAAGCAGGAATAAATTCTGCAGCAGATTTAGCACCAGCGATCTTTACAGTATATTGCCATAAGCCACCGATATTTTTACGATCTGTGATTACTAAATGGTAATTACGTGGAGAGATAATTGTGTACTTGTTAGGGAAAATACCTTCATTGAAAGTAATTACAAATGAACTGAATCCAGCACCTGCGTTAGTTGTACTAACAGCAGCAGCTAAAGGAACAGCTTTGAATAGACGACCCATTACATCATACTCGAATTCGTCACCTTCAATTTCCATTGTAGAACGAGCTCCTTCTGATAAAACGTGAAGAGGGAAACGGTTGTCCTCGTAACCCATTAAATAGGTTAATACCGGAGTTAACTTGTCTGGTTGAAGCATCAACTGACGTGCTAAAGAAGCATCGTTAGTTTTCATTTCTTCATTCCATGTTTGAGATGTTATTAATCTTGCCATGTTTATTTATTGTTGTTTTTTAAAATTTTCTAAATACTATCCCAGTCTATCGAATTATTTGATACGTTTTGACCAGAAGCACCGTTTTTACCGGTTCCAACAGAGTTTCTTAATTTTGCACTAAGTGTATTTGCCTTTTGTGTAGCAGCAGCAGCTTGTACATATTTACCTAGATTCCCTTTATTTTTTACCCAAATATTTAACTCTGTGCGTCTTGTTGGATCTTTAAGTATTTCATTTAAATCCTTCATAAGACCGCCTTGAGTATCATATTCAAATATTGCCTTTTTTTCTGTAATAGGAATTATAAAGTTATTTACCTTACCACTATCTATTACATTTTTAATATTACCAAAGAACGCTTTAGTGTTTTCCTTTCTTTGAGTTTCAGCTTGTCTTTCTTGTTCAAGAAGGCCTGCTCTCTCTTTAGTTTGAATTGCACCTAGTTTTTTAGAGGCTACTTCTGATTGTTTTTTCAAAGTATCTGCTATTTCCATATCGTCAATAGCGTCTTTGATTTCCTCATCAGTATAGTCCATCTTCTTATAGAAGGTTTTCATTACTGCTTTTTGTACATCAGTATTATCTAAATCTACTTCAGCATAATTAATCTCTGGATTAACTGTGTTGAAGAATGCTTTTATATTCTCTTCAGTAGCGTCTTCGCCTAACATTTGGCAGTAATCAAAAAAATCACCAGCAATAGGAGGCAAACCTGCAAAGTACCCATTCAACTTAGCATCTGCCATACTATCTGCAGCGCGTTGTGTGAAAGCTACTAAGCCATCTTCTGAATCTTCAAAATCTTCGTCATCACCTAATTCGATACCTATCTTTTTAGCGATTCCTTTTATAAAGCCTTCTTCAATATCCCCAGATTCCTCTGGAGCATCTGAATCATCAGTTTCGCCTTTTTCATCCTTTATAGAATCTATAGGAGGATTAACTGGTGTAGCTGGTGCAGCTTTTTTAGATTTTGTTTCTACCTTTTTACTTTTAGCGTCATCCACAGGTGGAGTTGCCGGATCTGCAGGGGGAGTTACTGCGTCACTCTTTTGTGTAGTATCTACTACATCATCAATTGATGTCATCTCTCCAAGAGATGTATCATCGAAGTCTATGTTATCTATTTCCATATCATTTATCGTTACAAACTTAATACTCATTTAGGTGGTAAACAAATAAGCGTTTCATGTTGTTGAAACGCTTATATATATCTTTACACTTATTACCTTGATTTATTCTCTTTAGCTATCTTTAAATCGTTAGCCATCTTATCTTTTTCTACTGATAACTTCATTGCAGCTTCATTAGATTTAGCATTAATGGCTTTGTCTTTAATACCTAAATCCTGTTGCTTAATTCCTAACTCTTGTTGTTTAAGAGCTAATTCAGCAGTCTTTTGAATAGCATCTGCATTAGATCCTTCATCTATAGCAAAAGCAGTCATTTCAGTTTTACGAATATCCCATTCGCCTTTTCTATCTATTAAATCTAACTCATATTGATGTTGTTTATCCATTGCAGCATCTTGAGCAGCTAACATCTGTTCTTGTTGTTGAGCAGCAGCTTGTTGTTTTTGTTGCTCCATTTGCTGTTGCATTTGCTCAGCTTGTTGCTCAGCATATATAAACTTAGCTTTAAGTTCTACAAATGAATCAGAATTAATTATATCTACAATAGTAGAAGCTTTGGCACCATTTTGAATAAAGTTTTGCATTTGAGCTTCTAACTTCTGTTTCTTTTCTGCTTGTTTACCAGATAAAGCTACAAATATTCCATATTCTGCTTCACTAAAATCAATAGGATCTACATCTAAATATACTATCTTACCAGAATCAGGTAAAACAAAAGAAGTCTTTTTACCATCTCTCCAAGCTAGTTTAGCATAATCCATTAATCCTTGGTATTCTCTTTCTTTAAACTGATCGAACTTATTAAAGTAAATTTCAGTTATCATAGAAGACTGCACTACAGCACGTTCTACGCCACCTACAGTTTCAGATGAAGTAATTTGGCCTTCTCTTTGACGAGATATACCGCATACTTCTTCCCATTCTGTTTTAATAAAACGTAACAACTCTATATAAGATTGTATAGTAGTTGATGCTAATTTAAGAACTGATTGATGCGTGGCCGAGCCGCGATAGCCTTCTTTAGAATAGTCTACAAATAATAATCCTGTAGCATCTCCGTATAACATCCACTCTTCAAGAGTCATGTTTTTAGGTTTTAGATTTACATCTAACTGTATCATGTCATCTTTCATTTTAGCCATAGCTAATTTAAGACGATGGAAAGTAGCGTTATAAAGTATCTGATATGGCACACCTAGCATAACTAAAGAAATATTTCTAGAATTAACTGCTTGTAACATTCTACCGTTATATGCTCCTCTACATTTAGATATATTATCTAGGGATGCTCTTTGTATTGGAATAGGACGTATTTTAAAATATGTATCTACTCCACACATCCAACCTTCCCACCATTCATTTACCCAAAACCATTCTACTGTTTGACCAGCTTCTTTATTTGGTACAAAAGTTTCTTCAACTTCCATAGACTGAGGTTGGCCATATTCATCCATGAATGAACACACTCCAATTCTAACTTTAGATCTCCAAGTAACATGTTTAACTTCAATTAATCGATTGTATATTTGTTGTGGGGTATTTGAATCATATATAATAGGAGCCGTTCCAAAGATAGTAGTATTAGTTCCAAGAGTTTCAATCTTGTTAATCATGTCTTTTTTATCTTGCTCTGTTTTACCTAAATCATCATAGAAAAATTCTGTTACAGAAGAAGGAGTCATGTATTTTCTCCTTACTACCCAATCACAGTCTTCGGTAAATTCTAAATCTGGATCCTTATCGTAATCTATATCAAGAGGATTAACTACTTCATAATATACCTCATTATGTATAACTCCTTTATAAGAATATACCTCTCCAGAAACTAACCAATGGAAAAACATTAGTTGGAATTTCTCTCCTAATTTACAATATTGCTCAATAAACTCTAATGAGTTTTGGCCAAGTATGGCGCGTTTATCTCTGTATGAAGTAACAAATTCTCTTTCTACTTCTTCAGGAGTTTTAACTTCTTCAGTAGGCACACCGGTATCTACACCTTGCGCGTTAAGCGTGTTAGCAAATAACTGCTCTAGATTCTGAAGAACTATTTTATTTTTCTCTGTAAGAGATTGATTAACAACATCTTCGTTAGTTACATATACCTCTCTGTAGTTAGGGCGCTTAGCAAATTCTCCTCTTAGTAAATCTATTTTAGGTTTAATAATAGGATAATTAACTACTTCTGACCAGTCTCCTTCAAGACGTTTACCAAAAGGCTCTGTAATTATTTTATAGTCTTCTATATTTACATGGCCATTGTAATAGTCATATAATTTTTTAATTGCTAACTTATGTTGTGTAGCAGAAAAGTACGATCTTTGGATGTATCCAAGCATCGTTTTTTTACCCCATTCAAAATCATCAGCTATCTTATCTGCATAAGATACCGTCTGTACCGGGATATTTATATTATATTTTATTTCTTTTGGCATTGTTTTTTAATTGCAAATTTATTATAAAACTGAGGAAAATCCAAATTTTGATTTTAGGTTCACAAAGAACGAGTCATCAAATATAGAAACACTCCCTTGTTCTACCTGGGGTTTAAGTAATAATTCTTTTTTATATAACATTCCAACCAGCATGGCAGAATGCCTATCCATATTTCCATCATAAGAAAACTTTAAGATTTCCTCCAACAAAGGTACAGAATAAATCTTATGTAAATTCAATTCAAATTCTCCATCTTCATTCATCTCTCTAGGAGATAGTAACCAATCTCTAAAATACTGTACAGATTGCTTCTTAACTTCCAGATTTGACATAGATACTCCATAATTTCTACCTAGTTTTTTTCTAGGTTGATCATTACTATCGTATACCGTTAGTTCTTCTTCTAGCCAGTTAAGTAATTTATTAGTTCTCGCGTAAGCTAGGATATTACCATCTCTATCATTCTCAAATACGATCTTAGCATTATAATACTGAGCCATTAAGAATAACTGTCTGTTAAAATCATCCTGAAACTTAGGTCTAGCTACATATTCTGCAACTATTAAGTCGTAAGGTTTAGAAAAGTTATTAATCCTCTTCATTACATACGCGGCACCAAGGGAGTCTCTTTTACCTAGGGCCTTATTTTTATCTTTATCCATCGCGTACGGATCGACACATATATAATATAGTTCTGGCGGAGTATGATTTCCAAACTTGTAGGGAGGTTGGTACTGTATAACACAGCCTTCACCATCTACATCCGGTTTATAAGGAAAGTTTAGTATAGGTTTATTATCTGTAGAGGGATTAAATAAGATTGCTCCATCTGATTTTTGCTCAAAATAACCAGGTGTTCCTAAGTTACTCAAACTTTTATCTGCTTTAATTCTAGATATTTGTCTATTGATCTCAGCTTTAGGGTAGATGTTAGTACCCATTTTTAACATGGCTTCAGATGGTTTGAGAGGATTCTCACAAATCATTTT